GTTAAAAGCATTGTTAAGAACGTTTGCAGCTTTCACTTGTTTAGTGTTAGCCATAGAACGTGCTAATGCTCTTGTGTAACGACCAGCTAGTCTGTCATACAAGTTATCCTCAATTGCTTCTTCTGTAATAGCAAAAGCCATTGCGATAGTCTCGTGTGTGTATCTCGCTGTGTAAGATTCTTGTGCATCGTCAAATGTCACACCTGCACCTTCACTTTTCACAGGAGCCGAACCGAAACCAGACAGCATTACTTCTTCTTCAAATGCTCTATCTGAGCTTTCTGAATCAAAAATTTCTGCGTGTTCGTTTTCATATCGGTTGTATTCTAGTCCAAAAAGAGCGTTAAGCCCAGGCTCTAACTCTTTGACCAGTTGTGCTCTTGAAATAGCCATGAATTATCCTCCTTAAGCTAACCCAGCCCCTTTTTGGCCGAATATATGGTTTTGAATGACTACAAGTACATTTGTTGCATCCGAACTAACATCACTGTTATCAGGGTTTCTTGAAACATCAATAGCCTTGAGTGGTAGTCCAGCTGTTGTTGCACCAGTGGTTACATCTAATTCAGCACCAGATAAGCCTGTTGTGGTACTTCCAGAAGAAGTATACACAATATCAAAGTTACCGAATAAATCAGCAACTGGGAAAGCAGCATCTGCTTGAATTTCGAAAATAGCCATTGGGTCATCAATAATAAACGCTTCAATATCAGAAGCATTTGTACTTGCAGGATAAAAATTGGAAAAAGTTTCTTTTCCAGTGGTAGGGTCTGTATAACGACAACCGTTAAAAACACCTACGATAGGAACTGTACCGCCATCGGCATGTACTTCTACACCTCCACCTGTGACTTGCATTACCATGTCACCTTTGAAGATTGCAGTTCCGTAGTTCGCAGCTATTCTATAACGATTTTGCACGTTAGTAGCAGGTCCGCCAATGCGGCCCACATGACGCATACCAAATGCAGCATCTTGGTTTGCCATAATAATAACTCCATAAAATTGTTAAACAAATGTGGTTACATAAGCTAAAAAATTAAGACTTTCTGTTACCACCAAAAGTTACACGAGATTGTCTGTCGATATTTACAGGCATCTCTGGTCGTTGTTCCTTTAAAATGTCGTTATCAACGGCTTTAACTTGGTCAACAGTCACATTATTAAAATACTGTTTGCGTTGCTCTACAATTTCTTCAGGTATCCTTGCCAACACAAGGCCACCAACTCCGATTAACCCCACATATTTACCTTCATGGATTACTGGATAGTCATGGTCACCGATTTCGTTTTGAACTTCTTCAGCTCTAACAAACTCCCAACCTTCTCTTAGTTTTTTAGACACATTACCTGTATCCATAAAACCAACACTTTCTACCCTTATCCAACGATGGCAATACCCTTTTGGTGCAGGGGGTGCATCTAAACTTGATGGAGGTGCCCAAGGTTTTGTGCGTTTTGCATTACTACCTTCTTGGCTCCTGCGTGAGGTTCTTTTCTTTACATCATCTGTCATATCGTTACTCCTTCACGAATTTAGCGTATTCTTCTAGTGGCACCCCTAATTTTTTAGCTATTGCTACTTGTGAACGGGTGAGTTTCACGCTTCTGCGTCCTTGCTGTTTACGCCCCGCCGAGGCAACAGTTTGAACGGGTTTACTTTCTTCTACCTTTTCGGTAGATGCAAACTTATGTGGAAAATATTCCTTAAGTCTGTTATTAACTTCATTGTAGTAGTCATCTGAGTCTGCGTCAAACCCCTCTTTAACTAATTCACCATGAATACTAAAAGCAGCATTGGTCATAACTTCATCATTACCAAACCAAGTATTTTCTGAAGCCCATTCTTTGGCTCTTGCACTTGGCTCTGGTGTAGTTGTTGCTTCTGGTTCTTTCTCAGTGGTTTCAACAGTCTCAGTTTCTTTCTTGTCAGTTTCATACTGCGTCATTCTCATTCTTGCTTTTTCTTTTTCAACAGCTAACCTTGTTAATTCATCATTAGCTTCAACAATTTTCGCAGAATCATTTTCTTCAATTGCATCTTGTAGTTTGATCTTTACTTGCTCTCTTTGAGCATCAACTCTTGCATCAAATTCTTTAATGTAGTTTTCGTCAGCCGATAAAGATATAGATTTTTCTTTATCGTATTTATCTTTAAGACCTTTAGCATAATCTAAGGCAGCTTGTTCTCTACGCTCTGCCTCTCTCATTTTACGAGTTAATTTATCAATACGCTTTTGAGTTTTTTCAGAAACATCTTGTAGATTGTCTTGTGGCTTTTCAGGTTCTGGCTCAGATGGAGTTTCCTCTTTCTTATCCATCGGATCGGTATAGCCTAAATCAACCTCACCTACAGCATCTTTTACAGATTCTTCTGCGGGTTCTTGATTTGTTTCTATTTCAACATTCTCTTCTTGAACATCATCCAAATCTAATTCAACTTCCTTTTGTGCGTCAGACATATTTTACTCCTAAAATAGTGCGAGGATATCCTCGGGTTTTTCAATGGTGCCAATAATTTCATCATCATTGATAATTCTATGTTCACCGAATTTTGTTTTAAACCTAGCTCCAGCGTATCTACCTATAACAACAAAGTTACCAATTTCACACCAAGGAGATAAAAACTTATTTTTATCCTGGTAACACATGTCACCCATCTTAACAACATAACCAACAACAGATGTCATTTCCGATGTCTCTAAGGTTTGTTCCGATAATGCAATACCCCCATCAGTCATCTCTGACATTTTCCACATTTTCAATAAAAGTCTATACCCGACTGGGTCAGGTAGTTTTTTTATATCGTTAATATAGCTTTGGGTTAGTTTATTGGTATCTTCTTTTGATGATGTACCTTCATCAGCAAGGTAATCTGGTTTGATAAGTTCAGACAAATTTTTACTCCTCTTCTTTTTGCAGGTCTTTTAAATCCTGTAGCAACAGCTCCATGCCGTTGAGTTTTCCTTTAGCAAATGCTAAATTTTCTACATCTTTGACATTATATACTATATGTTCCTTAGTGTTGTCAATCTCTTTTTCAATTAATCGTTTAATTGCAAGGATAGTATCTATGTCATACATTACACACTTCCTGTAAATTTTTTACCTTTGACTTGAATATCTTTAACACCTTGAATGTCGGATTTTGCACCTACTTCACGGTGAGGACAACCACCTTTGTTAAATTTAAAATCTGCACCTACATTCACCCTACCTGTTTCATCAAGACTAACATTAAATTTTTTATTTTTATTTTTGTATTGTGCACTTATCATTCCTCTATAATCTTTGTCACCATGTACACTTCTCGAAACTTCACCTTTTAACTTTGTTTTTTTATTTGGTTTATATTCACCTTTTAAACCTATTCTATCAAAACCTTTTTTAACAGTTTTGTTATTTGACCTAACTACAGAACCTGAAATACTAGGTGTTATAGAACTTTTTTTACCTTCAAAAGTATAAGATGCTTTTCCAGAACCGTATTGAAAGTTTTCGTTGCCAAACCCAAAAATATCTATATCAGCACCACCTTTCAAACCTTGTGGGTTGGGTCCTCGTTTAGGGGGTACGGTTCTAGTTAGTTTCTTCATTATTTATCTACCTTAGTTCTGTCAACTTCAGCTTTCTTGGCTGCAATATCTAGTTTATCATCGGCAACACGGATACGCTCACCAGCTTGACGATTAGCATCATCACGCTCCATCTTATCCAAGTTCATACGCTCTTCAAACTCTACATACTTACGAATTTCTTCAGCCTTAAACTCTTCACCTCGGCGTTGCATGTCCATCGCTCGTAAATCTAACTCTTGTTGTTTAAGTGCTACCAGTGGATCTTTTTGTTGTGACATCGCTTCCTCATTGACCAACTCTTCGGTCAAGGCTTGAACACGGTCTGCCACCATAGACTCCAGGATAATTTCAAACTGCTCTGGTCGTTCTTGTTGTAACGCCATAACATTATCTGGGTCTTTCTGACTCAACATTTCCAACACTTGAGCTCTGGCTTTCAAACTAATGTGCTCACTAATGTGTGCTTGTAGTAACGCATACACCATTGGATTGACTTGTACCATACGAGATCTAATAAACGCAATATGTGATAACACATGAGCATCATGATTCTGTATAGCAAACGCCATTGGCACTTTCATCTGTAGTGCTTCCATATTTTCTATCGCTGGATCTTTTGGTCTCTTCTCTGGTTTTGGTTTTAATATCGCATCAATGTTTTTGGTGCCCAATGCCTCATACACACGACGATATGCCTCATGGACATTGTGCATTTGTGGGTTACTTTGGGCAATTTGCAACTGCGTTTGAGCTAAAGTCACTCGTTGTGACATAGAAAAGATATTTGGGTCAGCCACAGGTATCACATCTACCTCTGGTGAAAAGTCCATCATTTTAATCATACGATTACCACCATACACGGCATACGGATACACAGGTGGTAAGTAAGTGGCAAAAACATCGGCTAATAACCTAAATTCTTGTCGCATACCATAGTAAAGTCGCTTATGTATCGCACTCATAACCCTTGAACCACGTTCCATGAGAGCAACTGTGGTGCCCACGTTACGATTTTGTGTGTCATTGCCCACTTGCATGTCAGCTATTGCTGCAAATCTCTGTCCAGCTTGTACCACAAACCCTAATAACTGAAATAATGTCCCAGATGGCTCTTTGAACGGTAAAATTTGAAATTGATCCTTAATATTTCCCCCAGGAGCATCCACATCACGGAACTCACCCGGTTGAAACGGTTGATCGTCGTCTCTGATTCGCATACCACGGCTCTTGAACCCTGCTGGAAGATTAGAAAGTGTTCCCGCATCCAATAATTGACGCAATGCAGCGGTTGCTGTCTTACTTAACCCACCAATCATGTGAATTAAGCCAAAGCCATAAAATCCTAGTCCTGGTAAAAACTTATAATGGACAAAATATTGCTTTTTACGCTGTTTTTCGTCCTTCATATCGTAATTTCGGTAAATAGAAAGCACTTCTCCAGAGCCTTCGTCCAGTGTCACCACAAATGGCACCTTCACATTCTTCTCACCACTGTCCATTTCGTACTCTTCAAGATCTAAATCAACGTGCATCTCTAAAATATTAAACTGATAATCACCATCATCAGCTTTTCTTATGCCTTCTAACGAATCGTACTTGTCTTGTATGTCACTTTCATCCATACGAGACGGTAAAATATCAATGTCACGATAAAAACCAGCTCGTTGTTTCTTCAAAATGTCGTTTTCTGACATTTTCAACACATGCGTGATGCGTTCACAGTCGGCTAAGTCGGTTGCATAGTACGGTACCACCAAATCTTCGGCAGGTACGAACTTACTTACTGCTCGTTCTAACATCTCGTCGTAATAAACTTTTTTAAATGCACTTCCCGCCAGTGGTAAATAAAATAATAGCTGGTCAAACTCAGGCGTGTACTCCTCCATTTTTTCCATGATCATATAGTTCATGAACTCTTTGACACGCTCGGCTTGTTTTTCTTTCTCCTCGTCCACATCACCGACCACCTGAGTTCGTACAGGTCCGTCGCTGGGTAATAGTTCTTTGTAAGCCTGGCTTTGAAACTGAGTGACTGCCTCAGCTAACAATGGGTGTGTAACACTACTGGCACCGAGAAAAGGTCTGGACTCTTCGTTGGGTTTAAACCCTAATAAATCTAACCCTGAGATATAAGTTTTCTCCCAGTCGCTTCTTGATTCTTTGTCCTTTTTGTAATCGGCAATTAGTTCCATGGCAAGACTGGTCAACACTCGTTCGTCCATGGTCTCCGCTAAGTTTTGAAAAAACTCAATGGCCTCACTTTGTTCTTCCGTCATCTCTGGACCTTGGTCCATGGGCATGGCATCAGGATCTGCTTCTACCTCTACCTCTGGAGCCTCAATCTCTTGCATGTTATCAGCCGTTACTTCATCTGGTTTAATATTTTCTTCTACTGCCATAGTTAGCCTCAATAATAATTATAAGATTTTCTAACCTGTTCTTCTTGATCCACATAATCAGAGTATAGCTCAACAAAGTTCCCTTGTCTGTACCTTAGTATTGCTTGAGTCGTGGAATCTACATAGTCATCATTCGCTCCATGTGGAAACGCAGCACATTCATCAATTACATCTTCGGCAAATTTTTCTCCATACGGATACCACACGGCACCACTTTCAAAGACAGGTGCACAACTGTTCACTCGGGTATGTTTGTCATTACCCCTGGATGGCGTAAATGGCACCACGGGAATACCCATTCTTCTAAACTCTTGCGTGAGTGGTTCACCACTGGCTTTCTGTTCAATGATAATCGTTTCTGGTTCCCAGTATTTATTAGCATCCAGTGCCACTACTTTGAGTTCTGGAAAATCAAACTTACCTTTGATGGCATCCAACAAAATAATATTTGGGGCTCCGCCTTCTTCTGGAAAAAATACACCCCAGGTCGTAATCGCAGAATAGTCCGCCGTTTCTTTTTTACTAAACGCTGTATCGTAACTTTGAATGACATGTTGTAATTGAGGTAAGCTTTCTTTTTCCCACGGTTGCCACCATTCTCGTTTAAGAATCGCACCTTCTTCTGAGGTGGGATTTTGCATGTATTGTGCTGACCAGTTTCGTATCGGAATACTGGCTTTGATTTTTTCTAATTCATCTAGTTCCCAATACTCTGGCCAGACTGGGTTCCCTGATTCAAGAATCGCTGGAAACGAAACTTGTTTCCATGAATCTGCTTTAGGTTCAGTTTGAGCCTTCAACAATCTACCTGTTAAATCATCCTCGGCCCAACGAGTCATGACTACTAAGATTGAGCCTCCAGGTTGTAAACGCTGACGAGGACCCGAGGTGTACCATTCATACGCTCGTTCCATCGCACTGTCGGACATGGAATCTTGTTCCGTGTGTGGATCATCAATAATCAATAAATCCGCACCACGGCCCGTGATGGATGCACCAACACCCGCCGCATAGTATTCACCACCATGATTCGTTTCCCATCTACCTTTGGCTTTGGAGTCCTCACGCAATCGTACATCACCAAAGATTTGTTTGTACTCTTTGGAATCAATAATGTTACGAACCTTAGAACCGAACCTTGCTGCCAGTTCTGTGTTGTGCGACACCTGCATTATTTTTAATTTTGGATACTTGCCAATGATCCAAGCGGGGTAGTATACGGAAGCAAATTCTGATTTGGTATGTCTAGGGGGCATATTGATAATGAGCCTCCCTTTTCTTTCATCCGCAATATCAGTAAATTCTTTAGCAATAATTTGATGATGACCCCAGTCCTTTGAATTTTTGGATTTTCTACAAACAAAATCGGGCCAAACCTCTTGCACAAAATATAAAAAATCATCCTGACAAAGTTTAATATGTTTTATCCAAAGTTTTTCAACTTCGAGCCTCATTTGCTCTGTTGTCATCAATTCTGTTTTCATGAGCCTCCATTATAAACATTACTAGAATTTTTTCCACCAAACTACGGATGTGTATCTTGGTTTTATGTGTATATATAAATGTTTTAAGTTTTTTCCAGCTTTTTATTTTATTTGAATATTAGAATATTATGGTATTGAGTATTGAGCCTTCTATTCATTAGAATATTCTTATTTACTTATTTACTGATCGCAAAATTAAATAAGTTTATGCTTATATAGGAATATTATACAAGGGATATATTAGTATATAATTATATTATAATGAAATGTTTCTCCAAGCAAATTGCAAATAAAAAAAAGCCCCGCAAGTGCGGGGCAAGGTCTTAGCAAGAACTAGATTTATATATTAAACTTAGAAATATAATCAACCATTATTGGCAGATCTAATTCCATTTTATTATAAAAAGACTCAATAGCTTTTTTATCTAATGACTCTTTTTTGTAAGGTGTGATGCTGAAATTATCTGTAATAGTAACTGTATGCTTACCACTATCAGCGACTTTAATTGCATTTCTTGTATAAGCACTTGAGCTTTCAAGAATAGTTCTTAGATCTTTTTTGTAATCATTAAAAACTTTTAGATCTTTTTTGTACAAGGCAATTGCATCTGTACTTTCAGCAATTTTAATTTGAAGTTTAATATCTTCAATCTTTGCTATCTCATTTTTAAGAGTTTCATTCTCTCTTATAAGCTCTTGCATAATTAGTATTGCTTTCATTTTTTTTACCTCAGTGTTGTTTAAATTACAAAGTAATTTTAAGCTTTATTTGCTGACAAGTCAAGCTTTTTTATTTCAATTAATTCATTTAATTGAAGTACAGCTTTTTTATTGTTATATCTTTCTGCATCATCTCTTAGTCTTATCATTCTTGATAATGTATCAAGTTTTATTTTTCTAATGTATTCATTTCTAGCTTCACATTTTTTGCATTTCATTTTTATATACTCCTATATGTTTATTAGTAATATGATTACTATATATGATATTTGCTGACAAGTCAAGTTTTTTATTTTCACAGATCGCAAAATTAGATTTGCATATGTAAGCAAATATGTTTATAATATCCTTGATATTAACAACAATGGAGATACAAAATGATGACGGCAAGTGATTTTCAAGATATAGCAGATGTACTTATAAAAAATACAGATGTATATGAAGATGAATGTTTTATGAATGGTTTATATGAAGTATTAGGAAATAGCAAATATTTTGATAAAGATAATTTTGATAAATACATAACAGCAGGAATTGAAAAAGACGATGCAGAAATAGCTTTGTATCCTACTGATGAAATGGTTAGAAAAATAGAAGGTTAATAATTAGATCAAAAAACTCCAAGCAAATTAAGCCCATCATATTGATGGGCTTTTTTTATTTTCACAGATCGCAAAATCAGGTTTGCATATGTTAGCAAATAAGCTTATAATATCCTTGATATTAATAACAACGAGGTATCTAAAATGTTAAAATTTGAAAGTAGACATAAAGATGATTTATATGATTTAGCCGACTCAAAGCATGATAATGCAAATAGAGTTGTTATTTCAAAATTTGAAGGATTGACCAAAGGTTGTGTTTTGGCATATATTCCTGATGATGATTCTTTTGTAGTATGGTCTATTTATAGACATGATGATTTTAAGAATACAACTTCAGGATCATATGCTAAAACAGACGGTACTCAATCACTATTGGCTATGTTAGTTGAACCAAATAATCATAATAAAAAAGCACTACATCGAGTTTATGAATTTTTTAATGAAAGAATAGCTTCTTGTAGTTAATTTGTCAGATCGTAAAAGCTCCCTTCTTGGGAGCTTTTTTTATTCAAAATCTTACCAAGCAAATTCAATTATTAATAAAGATAAATATAAATATATATAAATAGATCCACTCACATAAAGCCGTTTTTCAATATGGTTATGGTTATGGTTATGGTTATGGTTATGGTTATGGTTATGGTTATGCAAATAAAAAGCCCATCAATGATGGGCTTAATATGGTTATGGTTATGGTTATGGTTATGGTTATGCTATTTTTTGATTTTCTTTTTTCATCTGTTTATTAATTAAATATTCCGATGCTTTTACAGCTTTACTCATTGCTTTAATAATAAAAGTATTATCATTTTTTAAAGCTTTTAACCAGCTAGATAAATATTTTAAATGGTCATCCCTTATCGCTGTATCGTAATAACCTAAATGTTGCATTGTAAAGACACTTGATAATTCTGCAATTAATTCTTCAAAAGCATAATCACTTGAACCAAAATTGCCTTTCATATCTCTGTTTAATCTATCTTTATGCCCCGTTGCATGTCCATATTCATGAAATAATGTTGAATAATATTCAATACTGCCTTTGAATTGTTCAAAATTTGGCATTGTTACAGAATTAACCAATGGGCTATAATAAGCACTGTTAGAAAATTTATGAATTGTATTAATATCACAATTAGCAATAAATTTTTCTATTGCATCATTAGTGCTTTCAGGATTTTTAAAACTTTCAAAGGCTGGAATTTCACCATCTACTTGTCCAGCATTAAAAACATAAGCAACATTAGAATATAAAACTGTTTTTTCTTTTTTAGTTTCTTTATCCATTTTTTTATTGACACTATAAACTTGTATTTTATGACCCTTAGCCCCTTTCTTAATCTTACAGTCTATAGACTGCCATCCTTTAAAGGTTGAATATTGTGGTGTTGGATAATCCAGCATTGATAATGTGAACTGATTAAAACCTTTATAGATTGTATTGGTAACAACATTGTAACAGCCTTTGTGTTCAATCCAGCCTTTACTCCATTCGTTGTTATCCATAGATCCACTTTCCAATTTTGCAATAATTTTGTCAGTGGTTTTTTGTGCTAACTCATTTAAATTTTCTTTTCTTTTACTCATTTTTTTTATCTCCCTTGTTTAGTGTTTACATCTAAGAGTATACAGCATATTTGCTAACATACAAGCATTATTTTTTATATAAGCATTTTCTAATATAAG